CTGCTGGAGCTGCGGGTTGAGTCCAGCAAGGCCAGCACGAAGAAGCTCGCCGCCATGCTGCTTTGCGCCGATCCGGATGACCACGTCGTCCAGGGCGGCTTTCTTTACCACGGCGCCCACACGGCGCGGTACGCCGGCCGGCTGGTCCAGCCACACAACTTCGTTCGGGGCCACCTGAAGGATTGGCAACGGGACGAGGTATTCAGCCTGATCGACCGGGAAGATCCGGACGTGCTGACGATGCTTTACGAAAAGCCGATCGACATCATCAGCCAGTGCATGCGTGGGTACATCCGGGCGCCCGAGGGTCAAGAGTTTTACGTCGTGGACTACACGGCCATTGAGGCGCGGCTGCTGGCTTGGCTGACAGGTGAGGAGGAAGTACTTGAAGCGTATCGCCGTGGGGTCGATGTCTACAAGATGATGGCGTCCAAGCTCTGGAAGATCGACATCGCGGGCGTATCGGACGAGCAAAGGCGCATTGGCAAAAACTTGGTGCTGGGTTGCGGCTACGCCCTGGGCGGGGCCAAGTTCGTGGACTATTGCGCGAACCTGGGGCTGATCATCGAGCCCGATTTTGCGATGGCCGCCGTAAAGACTTATCGCCGGGAGCATCCGAAGATTGTGGCCAGCTGGAAAACGGTCGAAGCACTGGTCGTCGAGGCTGTGCGCAACCCCGGTCGTATTACGGCGGGGCTCAAGTGCCGTTTCTTCATGCGCCAGCATTGGCTCTGCGTAGATCTGCCCGGCGGCCGGGAACTGCGGTACCCCTACGCCCGCGTGGCGCCGATCATGCGCTACGACAAGCCGGCGATGGAGATCAGCTTCGCCACGGAGTACCAAGGTAAATGGGTCCGCGAGAAAACCTACGGCGGCAAGCTGATTGAAAACATCGTGCAGGCCATTGCTCGGGACGTGATGATGGAGGGCATGTATAACGCCGAAGCCAGCGGCTATCCGGTCATTGGCACCGTGCATGATGAGGTGATCACCGTGGTGGCCAAGGGCCGGGGCGACATCAAGGCGCTGGAACTGTTGGTGTGCAAGGTGCCCGCCTGGGCCGACGGCATGCCACTTGCCGCGAAGGGGTTCGTGTGCGACCGCTACAAGAAAGACTGACCCGCGAAAATATTGTCGAGAATTATCTCTGCGCTGAAGTTAAACTGCGTAAAGGTCTGGACATAAAACTTCGGTTTCTCCGTGGATGGCCAGACCGGATCGTGCTGCTGCCGGGCGGGATCTTTTTCTTCGTGGAACTTAAACGGCCAGTGGGCGGGAAGTTTGAGCCGCTGCAAGAACGCATTCATGCGAAGTTGCGCCGGCGCGGGTTCACTGTTCACGTCTGCAACACCAAAGACCAAATCGACCAATTACTCATGGAACTTAAATAATGCTCACACGAAAAGACTTACGGCAGTACCAAGTACGCGCCGTTGATTTCCTCAAATCCCTGCCGGCCGCCGGCTTGTTCCTCGACATGGGCCTGGGCAAGACTGTGTCAACCCTCACGGCGCTGCACGATATGTTTGACGCCGGCCAGATCAAGCGGGTGTTGCTGGTCGCCCCGCTGCGTCCGGCTCAAGGCGTATGGCGCCAAGAGGCTCGCAAGTGGGCCCATCTTCGCGACATGACGTTCAAGCTCTTGACCGGCAACGAGCAAACCCGGCTGACGGCGCTGAACAGTCAAGCGCAGATCCACATCATCAACGTCGAGAATTTGCATTGGCTCCTGCATACGCTCAAGGCCAAGTACAAAAAGGAGAACTGGCCATACGACGTGCTGGTCATCGACGAGTCGAGCATGTTCAAGACCCCCAAGGCCAAGACACGGTTCGGCGTTTTGCGCTACTACGTGGACCGCTTTGCCCGGCGCTACATCATGACCGGCACGCCGGCGCCCAAAGGCTTACTTGATCTTTGGTCCCAGATCTACCTCCTCGATGAAGGCAAGCGCCTGGGCGAACAGGTAGGGCGTTACCGCAGCCGTTTCTTCAGCCCCGAGGGCTACATGGGGTACGGCTACAAGCCCGACGCGAACGCCGAGGAGAGCATCACGGGCTTGATTAGCGATGTCGTGCTGACAATGCGCTCTGAGGACTGGCTGGAGCTGCCCGAAGTCATGGAAGAAACCGTGTGGGTGGACCTGCCGCCCAAGGCCCGCAAGATGTATGGCGACCTTGAGCGCGAGATGTTTCTGGAGCTTGAGGCCGGCTCGACTGAAGCGCTGTCCGCTGCGTCGCTGTCGTCGAAGTGCTGGCAAATGGCCAACGGCAAGATTTACCTCGAAGATGATGAGGGCGAACGGCTGACTCACATCATTCACGACGAAAAGATAAATGCGCTCAAAGAGGTGATCGACGGCGTGTCCGGCAACGTGCTGGTGGCCTACTGGTTCAAGCCCGATCTGGAGCAGCTGCAAAAGGCGTTCCCCAAAGCCCCGAACATAACGGGCATCCGGGACGAGAAGAAGTTAAATAAACTCCAAGACGAATGGAACGCCGGCAAACACCCGGTCATGTTCGTTCACCCGCAAAGCGGGGGCCACGGCCTGAACCTCCAAGGCGGCGGCAACGTGCTGGTGTTTTATTCCCTGCTGTGGGGCCGTGAGGCTTTCGCGCAGGTCAAAGAGCGTATCGGGGCATCCCGGCAAGTCGGTCTGCGTGATCGTGTGATGTATAAATACATCGCTGCGCGTGACACCGTCGATGAAGTGATGCTCACGGTTCAGCGAGAGCGGCATACCAACGAGCGCCGCATGATCAAGTTGCTCAAAGATTACAGAGACGCCCAAGAACTTTTAAAGTGAGAAAAGATATGACCGCAAACGACATTCAAATCGCAGGCAAACACTACAAAACCGGATATCAGCCGTGGGACTTCATGCACGACATGGAGCTTGGTTACTTCGAGGGCAACATCGTTAAGTACACGCAACGGCATCGCACCAAGGCCGGCGCTGCGGACCTAGACAAGGCCGCGCATTACGCGCAAAAGTGGATCGAGCTGTTTGAAGAAGGCCGGAAATTCCAGAACATTCTGGCCAAACTCTGCAATCCGCAACGTACGCCGAGTCAAGATTACTGGAAGGGCACAGAAAAAGTAAAGACTGCCGTTGAGCGCTTCACTTTAATCAACGCGCTGGAGCCGCTTGAATACTCCGTTATTTCCGGTGTGGTGTACGCCAGCGATGTCCGTGACGGGTACGCCGTTCTCGACCTGCTCCGGGAGCTCCGGCGGGCGGCTTACCCCAACGGCTGAATGCCCATTGCGACCCCGAGCGGCGAAATGGTGATCACGCGATCGACGGCATGTTGCGGAACGCGAGACGACACATGGACCCACTCGGCGGTTCCCGTGGGGGCTTCGTAGATCAGCTGGCCGATGCCGAGAATTGAGATATGCGGCGCCAGGGCTTTGGCGATCAGGTACGGGCTACCAAAAGCGTTTGCCCGGAAGTCCACGGCCAACATGCGCGAGTGATCGCCCGTCTTAGGGCGTCCCCGGACCGCCAAATCGAGCGCAGGGCAACGATAGCCGCTGCTGACAGAGATTGGTACTGCCCGGCCCAACGACGTGCTCAGAAGCGTTCTGATGCGCTCCATCATCTGTGCCGTGGCCAGCGCCTGCGCCATCAAGTGCTCGGGGATCGTGTTGTCGATCTTCAGCCGGGTCGCCGTGGCGCTGGCCGTGAACTCCTCGACCGTGAAGTTGGTTGTCAGATTCATTTCTTGATCGCCCCGGCGATAGACGGAATGATCTTCTCGACGCTCCGGCCAATCGTGTACCCGCCAATGCCCAATTCGACGATCCCCCAGAGCTTGATGTATTCCGCCTCGGACAAGTTTGGCGCGGCCCAGCCAAACCATCGGGCCACGATCAGCCCGGTGAAGGTCAGCATCATGAGCGGTCGCCAGTTGGCGGCCAGCCAGTGCTGACTCGCTGCTTCCGTCTTGATGATGTCGGCCGAAGCCATGAACGTGGCCAGAAACGTCTGAGCCTTGAGCTTTTCCGCTTCTCCGGCGTCAGGCCAGAATTTGTCGATCAAAGTCTTGCCTGTTTCCAGAGCAGCGGTGAGCGGATCGACGGCCATGAGTTCAGTCCTTCTTGATATCTTTGTAAAAGTTGTACGCCAGCTTCGTGATCAGCAAGAGCGTGTAGATCAGCGTGGCCCATAAAACCAATTCGCTGACCTGAACACCCAGCACGGTGGCCAAGGACACGGACACGGGCGGCGCGGCTTTGGCGATGATGGCGGTAGCGGTTTCCTGCTCAGAAGTCATGCTCAGCTCACAAAGTATTTTTGACGAGGAAACCGTTGAAGGTCGAAGTCACCAGCGCAGTGCCGGAACTCATTGTGCCTTCGGCCACAATGTCCGTTTTCTCGGGGACATCTAGCGCCGGGTTGTACGAAAAGAACTGAAAACCATTGACGCTACCGATCTTCGAGGTCAAATAGCGCACGCCGTTGATCGTGCTGTAAAAGTTGATTGTGGCCACCTGGGAGCCCGTAGAACCCCCGACGGACAATGACCCGGAGATAAGGCGCAAGGTCCAATTCGCCGGCACCGTATAGACTGCGGCGGCCGACAGATTGTCCGTTGCGGCGATGTAGCCGTAGGTGTTGGCCGGCAACCCGCCAGTAGCCGCGCCGGTACCCAACGAGATGTTGCCAAGCGGGCTGTCCGACAACACGGTCAGATTGTTGATACGCAAATAGGCCAGCGTTGTGGCGCGTCCGGTCTGACCATTGAGGGCCAAGACTTCGGATATCTCCGCGTAGTTCGCGTCAAGTCCCTCGACCAAAACCAGCTGAGTCGTATCCGCCGTTGAGGAGCTGTACAGCGTCATGATCGTCGCTGATGCCGGGAAAGCGTAGAGCGTATTCTTCGGCCAGATGGTCCCATTGGTGCCATCAAATGCGGGGTTGTATCCGGTGCGGAAGATGGGGCGTTGGCGGGTGTAGGGTGTTGTGGCCATGATCAGCTCAGGTTACGCAAACGGTACAAGGTGCGCAAATAAATCGCTACGACTTCGTCGATGTGGTTTTGTATCGCCGTATCCGTCTTGGGCACAGCTTCGTATCTATTGGCTTCGATCCACTCCAAGTACGCGGCCAGGGTGTCCGCCGGAGTGGCCTTGAAAATGGGAGGCATGAACGGGATCTCAGCAATGATACCGTTTCGGCCCTGATAGAGTTCGGCCAGATCATCGGCCAGATCCACGATCTCTTCGTAAAAGGCTTGCAGCGCCCGGTGCGCCGCGTCATTTCGGGTCTTGAGATGTTCCCGGTGGGCGATTTCTCGACAGAGAAATAAGATTGCAATGAAACTGCCGATCATACGGACCCCCGGAATGTTGATGCCGTATTTTAAACCATTACCAGCAAATGATGATCGCTTTGCCCGCAGCACCGGCGCCAGAAGCGCCCGTATCTGATCCGCCCCCGCCGCCGCCAGGAACCGCTCCGCTCGTTGCGTTTGTTGCACCTGCCGCGCCCGCACCGCCATTGCCGGCGACGGTTGACGTTCCGCCCGCATAAGCACCGCCTCCGCCACCGCCACCGCCGCCACCTTGCGCAAATACGGTCGCAGAAACCCCCGCAGTTCCAACGCCGCCAAGAGTACCGTGTCCCCCCGCATTCCCGCTGCCACCAGTGTACCCGCCGCCCCCAGCACCAC